TCACCAAGACAATTTTTATTCCATGGTCTACTCATTAGTATACTTAAATATCTTGTACAAGCAGCAACATAATGTGGACAATCATCTATCAAATAGTCTATATCTAATAATTTTTTATTCCCTATAATTATTAAGTTATTATGTTTATACCAAGAAAAAGTTCTTTGTAATAACTTGTGTCTGTACTGTGCTGTCTTTGGAGCTCCAGCTGTTACAAAATATATCTTATTGGTTTTTTGTAAATTATTTATAGACTCAATATTATTTTTTTTTATTTTTATTTTTTCAAAAAAATCTTCATTGGCAAATTCATTAAATAAATTTTTACAAAAAGGACTTAAAAATTTCTGAATTTCATAATCAGTAATTTCACTTTCCTTTATGTTCACACGAAACCTTGCATTATGTAATAACAATAATGGTTTTACAAAATCATATAATGTATCATCCATATCTATTCCAATAATTTTTCTATCCATTATTTTAACTCAACATAAACTATCAAAGCATCTAAAATATCAAATTCTATCAACCCAACTGTTTGCCCAGTATAACAATACAAATCATAATCATTAGTTCCAACATGGTATGGTATTTCAACGCTACCTTTATTTGTAATGTCAAAATCCGTATACTCATCAAAAGTTTCATTGTAAATTGTTGCAGTTTTGAAGTTTTCGTGTGCTCCATCAACTAGTTTCCATTCGAAAAGAAGGTAAGTTGGATATACAGTAATTTTTCCACTCTCTAGGCTAGACTTTGTATAATATGCTATTGTCTGTATATTATATATTCTATCAACGGTTTCAACTTGAAAATCATGAGGTTTTTGTATGTCAACATCAGATTCTTCATTAAGAATCTGATCTGAACAATTTACATTTAAAAGACCCCAAGCTTCTGTAACCTCAAAACTAAAGATTGGTGATGAAGCCATCATCATTACTAAAATTCCTGCTAATAATTGTTTCATATTCTATTCTCCTATTTTAATCTATTATATCTGGATTCGTACACGAATTGGCTTCAGAAGATCTTGAATATATGTATTTAATACCGTCATCATTGTCTATATTATTTCTTACTCGCAATTGATTGAATTTACTTTGCAAATCAAACGAATCATTTTCTACACTTCTAACAGAATTTTTCAGATTTCTAAATGCCCTATCATTTTCATCACGAAAATTTTTTAAATCATTTTTTATTTTATTAATATTTTCATTTTGCTTTTCAAGTTTTTTTTCAATACCACCAAGTCTTTTATCTATTTTTTCCAAACGAATACATATGTTATTTAATTCAATATGAAGATATTCAGACATTTCTTTAGCTATTTTAGTTACAATAATTACTTGCTCTTCCATAAGCATCTTACATTATTCCTGTAGCTGCATTTTTTAAAAAACTTCCAGTATTATTACTAGCAGAAGAAACATAATCAAATGTATAAGTATCTGTACTAATAAAACTTTCAAGTTCTTCTAATTTTTTATTTAATAACAATGTAAAAGCTTCTGTTTCTGTTTGTTTTTCTTTTTTATCTATTGTTTCTTCTAATAAGCTTCTTAAATATAAAATATCTGAACTTAATTCTAAAACTCCTTCAACTTTACTATTTTCTATCATTATTTTTTCCTTTGTTTCATTAAGATCTAGCCATCATACCACGCAGTTTGTATGTGTTCAATTTTAGTTTCTTTTCCGAATAATTCTTTTAATATTTTTTTAGCAGAACTTTTTATTTTTTTCAATGTTAAATTTTCATCATTTGTTAGTGCATCGTAATAGTCAATTCCAATTAACAATAAATCATCATCACTCATAAAGCTACATTCAAAACATAGTTTGCTTAGTTTTTGAGTACTGCATAAAAACTCACCCAAATCCCAGGTATTAGCCATCTCTTGTACTTCTTTAATGTATTCTTTTTTAAGTTTTTCGCCAAAAAATCCTTCGTTAATACTTTTTATAATTTTATTTTTAATTTCTTCTCTTTTTTCTTTTCCATAAGCTTCAATACTTGCTCCATAACAAACAAAGCTGCTAGAACTACTATTACTTACAAATCCATTTCTAATTTTCAAAATTTTCTCCTTTTTCTATATTAATAACTTCATATTATGTTATCATTTTTATCAACGTAAATACCAATATCTGCAAAACACAAAAAGTCTTCGTCATTTAAATTTTCTAAAATTTTACAGAGCATATTGCTTCGTAAGAGATTGCCAGACCATGGTGTTCCCCTATGGCAATTCACGCTTCCTTCAAAAAATTTTTCATCTTCATTTAATTCATCTAAAATACCATCACCATATGCATCAAAAAATATACGAATCATCATTTCCTGATTTTCGGTTAATGCGCTTTTTCTTATTATGAAACTTGAACTACTACTATTTGATACAAATCCACTACGTACTTTCATTTTAATGCCAACATCCATCAAATTCACAAATAAATGATTTTGATTCTATTGCTTGTCTATCATTACTTGTTTCATGCGACAAAAGATTTTCATAGTCAATGCTAAATTCCCCATCATTTTCTTCATTTCCGAAAAAACATTTCTTTGATTCAAGTGGCTTAAATCCTTTATTTTCCTCATCCCAAACACTAGAATATGAATACATTTGATCCATAGTATGTTCATCGTCTTGACATAAAAGATAATTTTTAAATAATTTTTTATTTTCTTTTACAAAGTCTGTTAATGTTTTGTTTTTATTTGTTTTGTTTGTAATAATAAAACTACTTGAAGAACTATTAGAAACAAAACCTTGTCTAATTTTCATTATATCATCCTACTACTAGAAAATAATTTTATTTTATTTTTAATTTTTAATTTTTCTTGAATTTCCTTAAGCTCTTCTGATGGAGTTAAAGCTAATTCTTGATAATCAAAATCTTCCATTCCAGATATTTCAGCCAACATGTCACCAATTAAGTATGTGTCGTTATTCGGACATCCATTTTCATCATTTTCGCCAACATAAATATTAGATTCACAAGAAAATTCACAAAAAAAATCATCTATAGCTTCATCTCTATCACTATATATATAGTTTTTCATACGTTTTTCTAGCCTGCTGTCAAAATTATCTATAAGAATTTTTCCAAGACTTTCTAATGATATATCTTTTTTGTCAACAAGAAAACCAAGAAGAACAAAACTACTACTAGAACTATTTGAAACGAAACCTGTTCTTACCTTCATTCTATATCACCCATTTCTACCTTCGCCATATTTTAAATCAATATCTTCCAAGCCATCTTCGTCAAGAAAAATATTTATAATTTTATTTAAATTTTTTCCATCGTCCTCAAACCACTCTAAATCATGTATTTTTGTTATTTCATCAGCCCCATCTTCAAAAAAACAATCATCACCTTCATTTCCATGATATTTAAAATATATAATTAAATCATCTGGATTTTTATTTCTTCTATCCAATGAAACATGAGCGTTTGTGAATGTTTCAAGTTCAATAAAATTATGCCCTATATTTAAATCATAATGTTCTTCTGATTTTTCTAAATTTTTAATAGTATCACAAACAAGTGTTATTCCATATTCTTCTGATTTTAACTTGTTATCATTTATTTTTTTTACTTTTCTTTCTATGTATTCTTTGTTAGCAACGCTTGCAATTGCTATTATAAAACTACTTGAACTTGAATTAGATACAAATCCTGTTCTTATTTTCATTTTCTATCTCCTTTTTGAAAAAATACTTACATCATTCCGTTTCCGCAAATTATCTTGTCTGGTGTTTTTATATTTAATTTATTTTTAATTTTAATTAATTTTTCACTTGGATTTAAATCAAATTCAGAATATTTAAAAAAATCTTGCACATATGCTTTTGCTAAAATAGTTCCAACAAGATAAACATTTTCAATTGGACATCCATCAGATGTATCGGTTCCAATGTAAATATCCCGATCACAAGCATTAAATTCGGTTACTATTGCTTCTGCTGCTTCGTTTTGTGAGTAATTGTATTCTTCCATATATTCTTTTTGCTTTTTTTTAAATTCTGGAAAAATAATACTAGCTAAGTCTTCTAAAGAAATTTCATCCTTATCAACTAAAAACCCCTTTATAACAAAACTACTACTTGAACTATTTGAAACAAACCCATTTCTAATTTTCATATTAATTTCTCCCTAATGCTGATTGTACTCATCATAACAATTAACCAATTTACCTTTATCGTTTTCGTAAAAACATTCTTCTCCGCCAATCCTAAAATCTTTCTCGTCTAGATGTTCAAAAAAATTAGAAAAAATTTTCTCATAAGAAGGAGTATCGTCATTCCAGCAAGGAGAGCAAGTATGTTCCATCTCTCCGATAAAAAACTCATCAGTTTCTAATATACTACTATTGAAAGCATAGTCACAATATGCATCTTTAAAAGTATAGATAAAATCTAATTCTTTTCTAGTTAATGCACTTTTTCTTATTATAAAACTTGAGCTAGAACTATTTGAAACAAATCCTGTTCTTATCTTCATGTTAAACTGTATAGATTGGACAATTACGTTTATTTTTCAACAATCTTTTTCTCCATGCTATTGTGTTTGGGGCATACCATACATCATTTAAAAAATCAAAATCATTATTTAAATCAATCCCATCAATTCCACCTATATGTTCAGAGAAGGAACAAGGGAAAAATTCTCCATGTACATTCACGTAAGCTGAAAATAATCCACTCTCACATGGTTCAACATATGTTTTTACCTTGTCGTATTCTTTTGTTCCAATATGAGCTTGTAATACCTTATTAGCACCACAAGAATCTGCACCATATGAAATGTTATTTTCTGTACAAAAGTTTATAATTTTATTAAATTTTTCTTGAGATAAAACATGAAAAGACTCTCCACGTCCTTTTTGCTTTAAAGCTAAAAATACAATAGCATTTAATTTTTTTAATCTTTTATCTGTAAGTGATAATTTTGCTAATCTCAAACAATCCTCATAGGTTTCTTCGGAAACCAATTGATGTATATTTACTTGTTTCAAACCCCTATCAGTAAGTTCACAAACAGCATTAAAACATTCATTATCCTCGTACCTAGAAACTGCTACAGCCCCACATAGTGTTGCGAGTTGATTATAATAATAATCATTCATTCTAGCACCATTAATTGTAATATTCGGTACTATATTAATCTCTCTACAATATTTAAACATTTTAATTAAATCTGGATTACCATCTATATCACCAATACCAAATGCAACTTGTGTAACTGATGGCATTCTATCTATAATATGTTTAAATGTTTTAAAGGAGGTGTTTGAGCCTCTCGCCATATTAGATTTATAACAAAATTCACAATTTCCATGACAAATTTCACTTACTTCGAAGTCTAAAATCTCTGGTCCAATAGGAGAAAATAAAGGATCATCCTCTTTGTCTTTTCCCCATCTTGCAAAATATCCAGTTTTAACATTAAATAAATAATTGTAAAATGGTGTTCTTACTATTTTGTTTTTCATATATTTTCCTCTCTAGCATAAATTAAAAAAGCCGATGGTCCGAGTCGAACAGACGTTTGCTGATTACAGGTCAGCTACTCTACCAATTGAGTTACACCGGCATTTATCTTTCTGCTATTATTATACCACGCTTTTATCTATTTGTCAAGTTTTTTTGAAAGTTTTATTTTTTTAGGCAAGCCTCTTTCAACTCTAAATGTTTTACTCCATTCGTTAATACTATCTTCAAGTTCTCTTTCCAACTTAAGTAAAAAAGCATCAAGTAATCCCATTAAAAGTTCCTGTACTCCATCATCAGGATGAGATTGCAAATATTGTGCATTAAAAACATGACACAACCATCCAAATGCTCTACACATAGGGTATAGCTCACACATTCCGCAATATTTTCCATCTTTTCGTTCTTCTAAGCAATCGAATAATGTCATTGGATAAAATCCATTTCTAATTGTTGCTTTAATGTTTTTTTTAGCATTTTTAATTTTGCCAATATAATATTCTACATGTTGCTCTCTGGTTTTTATTCCCAATCTATATAGCGGATTAATTATAGAGTCACTTTTTTTATTCATTCTTTTTAGGGTTTAACACCTTAGAAACAACAAATACTGATTCTATTGTTTTTTCAAAAATTTCCTTAGTTGGTTCTTCTAAATAAATAGATAAATCTTTAATTAATTCTTTTACATCTGATTTTTTACAAATCGCTAAAAAGTATTCACAATTTGCACTGTCAAAAATTAAATTTTCTGTTGAAGACTTTAAAAGCGAAAAAATCTTTTCTGTTACATCCATAATTATTCTCCTGTTATTCTAAACCAGCGGTCGGTATTAACTGTTTTTATTCTTTTCTTTAATAAATTAAAAGGTCTATGTGTAAAGTAAAACCACATATCTTTTCCATCATAGTGCCAAATAAGCCAAGTAAGTTTTAATTCCAAAGTGTTATTATCAATTTGATTTTCTGAAATAATCTTTTCTGCAACAAAACTTTTAAATTCTTTTAATCCATTTTTAGATCCGGTTACAGTTATCTCTACATTTTTATAAACATCAAGATCAATTACCTTGAACACGTTGAACTACACTTTTCGCAGTCTGGATTCATTGCTAATCCAAGAGGTCTAAATTCAGATAAAACCAATTGTTGAATTCTTTGAAAAAGTAATCTTATTTCTTCTTGAGCTTTCATGCATAGTCTTTGTTGTCCTGCTACAATAAGCTCCCTAGCGTTTATGGTCATCATTATTCTTGTGCTTGTGGCATTGGGAAGAAGGTATCTTGCATCTTCTTTTTTTATTCCAGCTTTTCTTAATTCTTTATACGTGCTATAGTCACTTAGGATGCTTTGCTCTGTTAATGTTCTTATTTTTAAGTTGTTAAATATTGATGGAGGTAATAAAAATTTACTTGGCTCAACTGCTCTTTGAGATTGTTGGGTAAACACTATTCCAACTCTATATCGTACAAGTTGATGAGAACAAGCCCTTGTTATGTTACTTATGTCAAAAGTAAAAACAAGATGTTCAAAAATTGAAGTATGTCCACTTTTATACAACATATTGAATGCTTCAGTTGGTGTTTTTGTAATATTATTTCCTCTACAAACTTCTGTTACGTCTATTATTTTTTGTCCAATATTCTTTGTACAATCATACATTGATACCATTGGATATATTATTCCGAAATCTATATCTTTCATATTACAACCAACCTAAATTAATAAATATTAATTGTGACAATTTAAAAATAACAAAAATTAAGGCTTGTGTTAATATTACTTTAATAGCATTTGTTAAACTTATACCTGTAACTAAATGTTTCTTTTCTAGATTTTGATTTTGAGATACTGCATAATCTATACTGGCTAAATCAAGGCGGTGCTCATACCAATCCTTTAAAACAAAAATCAAAGCAAATATACAATAAATTTGAAATAAACTTAAAATCATTTTTTCTCCATTTTAAATCCGTAGTATGCAATCATTACAGCATCGCTTCTACCGTCTAGTATCTTTAACAAAACTTCACCATTCCTTTTATACGATCTAGATAAATCTTCTTTATTATTAAATATTTCTACAGCTTTGAGAAAAGTTTTTTTCTTTTTTTCTTTTTTAAATAAATTTTCATTATTTGTAATTTCCTTAGCTGTCATTTTAGATTTATCTATTTTTTGTTTTTTTAAAATTAAATTAAAATATTTTTTCCAATCTTGTGGAGAAACTAATGTTGGAATAATTCCAATATCAATAGATGCTTGTTTTAAGTGTCCAAACATTTCTCCAGTAGTAAACATTGAAGTTACACCTTGTCCTGGCATTGCATGAGCTTTTTCTAAATATACTTTTCCATTTTTAGGTATCTCTGTAAATATAAGAAAAAGCTTTACCGCATCCAAAACAGTTTTATTTTTTTTATTTTTTATTATTTTTTTTGTTGGCATATCTAATATTTTAGTTATCTTTCCATCAACTAGGAATACTATAGCGCCCTGTAAACCAGGGTCTATTCCGCAAATAAACATATTTTACTCTCCGTTGTGGAGTACCTTTATACCGTATCCACTTTTAATTTTTCTCATAAAACTTTCTACCTTAGCTTTACTGTATATTTTTTTTGGTTCTAAGTCTTGTAAACTCCATGTAAAGTTTTCGCCAAATCCTGTTAATAATTTTGGCATTTCAAGTAAAGTATCTTCGGAAACATAGTTAGATAATGTTGTTCTACATTGAATTTCTTTTAATTTTTTATTTATTTTTAAAATATTTAAACTTTGTAAAAATCTCTTTTTTGTATCTGCAAAAATTGGATTCAGCTTATAGTAATCACTTAGGTCTGCTTTTAAATCAAAGGCTACAAGTGGGTTGTCTACATTCTCTACAAACCACAAAAGTTCATTAGGATGCATCATATTTGTATTAACTTGAATAGATTCTGGATTTGTTTTATTTATTATTTTTATTATTAATTTAAAAACACTAAAATCAAACAATGCTTCACCACCAGTTATAACAAAGTTTTTTTGTTTTGAATTTATAATTTCTTCTGTAAGTGTACGCTCTGTGTAGTTTTTTAAATTCTTGCCATCAACTACATCTAAGTTGAAACAGTACGGACACCTTAAGCTACACTTCGGTAAATAGATAGTAGTACAGACATCAACCAAATGATTAACTAGATCACAATTAGATACAGATAGTTTAATACACATATAGCATCTCTTCCTTCAAAAGTTCATATATAAAAATACTAAATAAAAATATTTTTTGTTTTGCTTCGCTATCATAGAAAAAATTAATTTTTTCACCAGTTATTGTACACCAAAATTTTTTAGCTTGAATATTAGGTTTCATTGTCATGCAAAATTCAAAAACCCTTGTTTGTAAGGTCGAACTTTTCCCTAGCTGTTTTATTCTATTTGATCCAACTAAAATATCAATAAGTTTCTTTTTACTTTGTATTTCAAATCCTTCAAACTCATAATAATCTTCAAGTTCTTGTTTTTTTGTTTCAAAGAAATTATTAAAAAACATAGCTTCATACTCCATTGGAATACATTGAATATTTACTTGTTGTTGAAACTTATTATACATTTCTCCTTTGTTTGCTTTTATAAAGTGTTCAAATTCAAGCATTTTATTGTTCTCTGCAAGTCCATGATTTTTACGTGAAAGAGTTATTCCGTTCTCAACATCGTATCTATTGATTATAGACGTTCCTCTTCCAAAAATATGATGAGCATCAGTTCCAAATGTTTCTTCTTTTGTTGTAAATAATTCCCATTGGTCTATATATTCATCTCTTTCTTTTACAGCCTTTCTCCAACATTCATCTAAAATTTTCTTTTGTTTCGAAGTTAAGTTTCTGATATTATGTATCCTTTACAATTATCTAATATATCCCATACTGTTTGATACCCCTTTCTATCGGAGTATTCTTTTATTTCTCGTTCTACAACAAATCTATCATCTTCTTTTATTTCGGTTTGTTTTGTCACCTTAATAATATGTTTTTCTTTTTTTATAATATAACTTAAATCTCCACCAACCTCCATCCAAACTATTAGAGTTTTTTCCTTCTGTAAATTAGTTCTAATATATCTTGGACGAATTTCGTATCCATATTTATTATCATATTTTTTTGATCTATCTTTTGTAGTCACAATAATCATCTCCATAGATTTCCTTCATATGTTTTTCAAATTCTTCTTTTTGTGTTTTTGACATTTTTTCTATTTCATCATTATAAATTAAATTCATTGCATTAAAAACTAAAGCAACAACATGCTCTTCATCAGTTTCTCCTAATTTATATTGAGCTAAGTGTCTCTCTAAGCTTTCTAAGCATTGCCATCTTGGCATTCCTCCTGTCCAGTTCCACTTTGGATATTTTCCACCAGCGTTATAGGAAGCTTTAGTCATATGCTCTGCAAGTTTTCTTAAAACTAAAGGATGAACAGCTAAACTATAATTAACTTTTTCATCCTTATTATCACGAAGTGTATTTCCATATTTTATTTGATTTGTATTTTTATTTTCCACTTGAGCCAAGTCCACCTTTTCCCCTTGAAGAATCATCTAGTTTTGATACTTCACTAAAAATAGTATTTTCATATTGCATTAGTATTGCTTGGGCAATACGATCTCCAATTTTAATTTTAAAAGGATCATCAGATTCATTTCTTAATATAACTTTAATATTATCTCTATATCCAGAATCTACAACTCCGGGTTCGTTTAAAACAAATACACTTTTATTTAATGCTAATCCAGATCTAGAACAAATAGCAAGCCAGCAATTTTCTGGAAATTGAACCCTTATTCCTGTATCAACTAAAACTGTTGAGTGTGGAGCTATCGTTTGTTCTTCTATTGCGTATAGATCACATCCAGCATCCCCAGGTTTTGACCTTTTTGGAATTTTAGCATTTTTATCAACTAAAACTATTTTTATTTCTTTATATTTTTTTAATTCCACCATTTTTCTTTTCTCCCTTATGTGCTTTTATATTTTTTATTGTTATTACAATGACAAAAAGTATACTAAAAATTGCAAGTATAATAACAGGAGAAAAAACAAAGAACCAACCTCGTTGTAGAATATTCTCTATTTTTAAAATTATAAGCATCGGTACAATCATGCTTGTCAAGTTAAGTAAATACTTTAAAATGAATACGGCTATTTTCATAATTTGCTCCTATAGACTTTTAATCTCTGCTATAATATTTTTATTTCGCCCTTGTAATGTTAAAAATACTTGAGCCTCACTATTTGGCATCATTCCAGATCTTTCCGCATAATCTTCATATCCAACAAATGCTCCAGTACAAACAAACATTTCTTCTCTCGTTGTAAGGTTTCTAGTAATTCTATCTATAAACATTTTAGAAATAGGTAATATTTTTGGTTCATGAAAATGAGAGCCAATATATAAATCTATTCCTTCTTTTCCAGCGGATAGTCTTTTCAATGATTCTAAATGAGCACCAGAAGTTCTTCCTCCTCCAGCTCCATGTGAGTGGTATATAAAATAAGAAGACGGTCTTCCGTGTATGTTTTTACCAACCCGTAAGTGAATATAATTTCCTGGTTCCCTGTATCTATCACCAATTCCTAATAAACTCATTATTAATTGACTAGCATAGAAATCTCTTTTACTCATTCGCTTTTCGTGGTTTCCATCAACTGCTGATATAATTTTTCCTTCATCTGCTAATGGCTTAAGTAGCTCAACGCATTGTTGAATCTGACTACTTCTATCCATAGAATCCTTATCACCGCTCATTTGTTGAATTCCAAAATTTAGCATATCTCCGTTAAGTAATGTAACTCTATTTTTTTCTGCTAAAATGTAATCTCTTATATCTAAAAATCTATTTAACTCAAACTTATTGCTACCAATATGAAGATCTCCAATTGGTATAAGTTCAACATCTTCAAATCTACGAAAGTCGTAACTTAAAGCGGTCGTTACATCTGCCTCTTCAACTTTAAAATCATTAAGATTTTTTTTATTTTTATTTTTATTTTTTTTATTAAAAATCATTTTATTCCTTTTCTTTATATTTTCGAACACCGAGTTTTACTCTTTCTCTAGCACCTTTTCTATTAAGTTCTATTTTTCTTATATTTTCCTCAAATCTAAATAAAGTCATCAATCTAGATGAATTACAATCTAAGGCTAAGTCCTGAAGTATCATTATTTCTTCAATTCCCTTTTCTTTATATATTTGCATTAAAACTTTTAAAAAAAACTTTTCATCTTTTAAGCTTAATTTACATGAAAAACAAATATTTTTAGAATTTTCCGGACAACGCAATCCATCGGCATGTGTTTTATAAACATTTGGAGGGTGTATTAGTAAAATATTAGATCTTATTGTAAATCTCTTACATATGTCGCAAACCCCAACTTCCATTTTGTTCAACTTACTTTTTCCTTTTCTGTTAAATATAACCAATTTATTGCATTTTTAAAATACTCGAATAATGCAAGATCATTATTTCGTAAAGTTTCTATTTCGCCTAGTTTGGAAACAAAAGCATCTTGAACTAAATCCTCTGCATCTTGATGATGTTTCGTTAGCTTTTTGGCAAAATGATAAAGCCCCTTAAAAAACTTTTTATAAAAAACACCGAGTTCGTCATTGGTCAAAACTTAACTTCTCTTCTTAGAAGAAAGGAACAAAGATGTTCCAGCTTTATTTTTTTCAGCTCGTTTATCGGAACAAAATGCTTCTATTATATTGTCAAAGCAAATTGTACATCCACCTAAATTAAAAAATTCTTTTCTATATTTTTCTATATTTATTAATTTAAACAATCCAAATAAATTTAAAATATAAAAAAAAGCTTTCCATTCATCATTTGTTACATCTGGTACATTATTTTCATCCATATCATATTGATATACTGATCGTACCAAATCAGGTAAATCATATACTATACTAGTGCTAACATCTGTTGTTATTTTCTTATTACAATTACATCCCATAATTTTTAACTCCTTAAATTATTCATTACTACATTATACCATAATTTTATATATTTGTCAAGTAAAAAACAATGTTTTTCATACTTTTCATTATTTTTGTTCAAATGCTTGACCATTTATATCACATGGTATAAATAAATTAGACTTTTTGTCAAAATTAAAATATGCCCTTACGTCTTTATTTCCTTTAAATCTAAATTTATCACAATATAAAAATCGTTCACAATTCGGAATTATTATTTCTGACATATTAGATTTTTTTCTTTTTAAATTTTCATTACTTATAAATTGTTTATATTCTTTTGATACTTCATGCAATATGAGTAAGTTATCAGCCAAATTTACAGTATTGCTTGTTCCTAAAATATCATCTTTTCTTAAAACTGAAATTCCATCTGACTTTCTTGGGTGTGCAACTAAAAAAATATGAGTTCCAAGACGTCTAACGGAATCTTTTAACTTTCGTATTATATTTGTTTGCCCCCTATTTTCGCTTGCTTCATTATTTTCTACACACATTAAAGAGTCAATAACAAAATATTTTATATCGTTTCTTTTATTGGCAAGCTCCATTAATCTTAACAGTGTATCAATTTCAATTCCATCTTTTATATTTATAAAAGACAAATAACCCCTAGTTAAATCACAAATCAAATCAATTTCGTTTAATGCTTCTTTTTCATTTCCATTTGAATTTAATTCTTTTTTAAATTGTTGTTGAGACATTATATACATTATTTCAGCACTTGTCATCTCAAAGCTACTTAAGCAAAATTTAGATGGAGTCTTAGCGTTAATCAAGTTTAACATTATTTGACTAAGTAGTGTACTTTTTCCAGAACCGCTTCTACCAGATAATATCGTAAGTTCACCATCTCTAATTCCACTAAATAATAAATCTACATTTTTTAACCCAGTACTTATTCCAATTGTTTTGTCTTTATTAAATACAAGTTTTATCAACTCTGCCTTGTGGTCATCTGGACCAGTTATTTCATCTACTTTTACTATTTTTGCATTATTTAAAATTCTATAAAGAGCATTCTTGGAAACTTCTTTGGACTCTTCGGAAGTTGTATCTTTTGTCGTTTTAAATTTAATTAAACAATCATTTGCATCTTTTAGCGGTAGTTTTACTATGTGTACGTTTGTTGCAAGCCTGTTTGCTACTTCTTTTGCTGTTGCAATACCAATTGGATCATTATCAAAAATTAAATATACATCATGGAATGAATTAACAAACTCCCAATCTGTTTCAATCCAACCTGTATTTTGAACTCCGCTTGGAACACTTACAACATTTGTAACTCCATACGTAATTAATGCCAATGTATCAAAATGTCCTTCTGTAATATATAATTTTTTTTGTGTTTTATCTACTTTTTCTTTTAACCAAAGCGTGTTAACTGGATGTTTAGTATAACTTATTATGCTCTTATCCTTATCTCCTAATTTAGTTTTATCAATATATCTTCCCTGAATGTATGCTACATCGCTATCTTTTTGTTCTGTTTTCTTGTGCACAAAACATATTGCTTTACCTTTATATTTATCTTCTCTTTCTTGAATTGCATCTCCACACATCTTTATAACTTTTCTAGGTATATATCGTTTTTCGAAAAAATTATATATTTCTTCCGACAATTCTTGTTCTGTTTTTTGATTAATTGGTTCTTTATAAATTTTTTCCATATTTTTTACTCCAGTAATTTTAGCCGATAATTCTTTATATTCTTCATCTCCCATTAATAACGCTAACTTATAAAAATCACCTCTTCTTCCACAATTATTTAAGTGAAAACAATTCCACATTCCAGTTTCTGTGTTAATTGAAAATTTCTTTTCCGAATCTCCACAAAACGGACAATTACAAATAGCTTCCAAGTGGTTTCCATTTCCATCTTCTCTACATACAACAGAATACCACATTTTATGTTTTTTTAAAAAGTTAAAAACCTGATTCGCTACCACATTTTTCTTTTTCATTTTAAAAACTCACCAACATAAAAAAAACTTAAAAACTTATCAATTGTTAAATAGTATGCACTTTGTGAAATATGTACATTTTTTTTTATTTGCTCTATCGTTTTTCCGTCCATTATTAATAATAAAATTTGCAATTCTTTTTCATTGCAATTATTTTTTAAATCTTCAATAAACATATAAAATTCAGTTATAGTAATACAACCAAATGGTTTATTGTATTCAGATATTGGCAGCAATGCTTCAATATAAGATATTATTTTTTTTGTATGATACTTTTTAAAACAAGTATATGTTCCCCTTTTTTTCATATCTATTTTTCACCTTTTACGATAAAAAATGGTTTATCGTATCCTTCCTCTTGTATTGAATGCTTATCAATGTACGTTCTTGCAGTTCTTGCATCTGCTCGACATACAAATTTACACATAGCAGAAAAAGATGGTCCATGTGGATGAAACATTTTCATAGAAACAAATGCTCTCTTTTCTGCATTATAACCAAATCCATATATAATCCAATCAACAAGTGCTTTATCTTTTTGAGCAAGAGGAAAATTCTTAACCATATCAAAAGCTAACATTAGTCTTTTATTAACTGTCAAATCTCTTGTATTTAATTTATATGCAATTCTGCTATTTACTTTTATTTTTTTTATTTTTTTTTCTTCAAGTAATTTTCCTATAATCTTATTAATCCATCTATCCCAATCTCTAGTTAATGCTCTATTCAAAATAAACTCTTTGTGTACCCTATTGCCTTTAGAAAGATGTAATACAATCATTTTTACGGTAGGTCCTATGGTAGCTCTTTTCAAATCTGGAAAAGCAGCAATTGTACATAAGGTAATATTTTTTAAAGAATAACTTGCGTTTCCATATAAAATATTTATTAAGGGATCTTTTTTTTTATCTAATTTAATGAAATCATGATCAAACATTAAGGTACAACCATAACTTACGTAATATAAATGTTGAAGTTGAGCAACTGAAATATACCTATCTTTTCCTATAACTTGAACATCTTTCATTTTAGCTAGTACTTTTTTTACGGACTCCTTATCAAAAGGAAGCAACAATACTTCTTTTCTTGTTATATACCTATCTCCATAGATTGAAGAAGTCCTTAATATATCAACTTTAAGCATTATCTAATAGAAGATTTATGGTTTGACATTAAGGTAATAGCACTTTTAATTATTTCTGAAACTATTTCTTTTCTGTTTTTAAATTTAATTTCTTTCTTTTTTACTTCGTTTTTTTCTGCTTGTAGTGAACTAGTTTTTGCTTTAAGCATTTTTACATCTGAACTTTTTCCTTCAGTGGCTTGAAGTTCATATATTTCAGCTTTTATCAGATTGATCTGTTGATCTATTCCAATTGACAGCATTTTTAATTCAGCAAACGTATCTGAATTCTTTATCGAGATTTCTTGCATTTGTCCAAGATAACCATTCAGTCCTTCAAAATTCACTTCTTTCATAAAATTTAAATATGACGAAATTACTTCTGATGTTTCTTTGTTATCATTATAAAAATTTTCATATTTTTCTTCTAACTTACTAATTTTTAATTCTATATTATCCATAATAATTCTCCTCTAATTCTTATAGTATATCACATTTTTCCCAAAAGTCAAGTAACAAATTATAGCCTATAAATAAATTATCCCATAACTTTGATAAATCTTCATCTTTTATTTCATCTGGACTTACTTCTAATAAGGTTTCCTGAAGTCCAAACTTATTTATTGTGTCTTTTAAATCTTTTATCGAAAACATTATTACTCCTTATTTAAAATTAATTTTGCTTTTTTTATAATAAAATCTAATTCATTTCTTTTAAATTCTTTTTTCTTTGCTTCGTCTGTTATTGTTTCTTTAATTTTATTTAATTTATCTATATAATATGGAAAAATTGCAGAGAAAATATTACTAAATGCTATATCAGAAAGAGCATTTGACACATCAACTAGATCATCTTTTGATACTCCCTTTCCTCCACCAAAACCCATAAATGGAACTTTAGCTTTTTTATAATTATAAGTCATTTCACCCTTATATAATTTGTCCTCTGTAATATCTCCATCTAAAATATCTCCAACCTTTATTCTACTTCCAGAATAATTAAAATAAGAACATTGTGAGTATACTTTTTCTTCTTCATCTTTACACGAAAATCTATCCATGATGTATTTTTTTCCGTTTAACTTACTTATATTTTCTTTATTGTCCATATAATTTAATCCCAAAACTGTAATTTTCATATTTTCTCCCATAGCTGTTTATTTTTACTAGACACATTGTTTTCATCATGTTGAAGTTGTTTAATTGCTGCGAGTGTCTAAATTGTCAAGACATTATTTTTTTACCCAAAAAATTTAATTGCTGTTAATGTCTTTAGTTTTATTTTAAAAATTATCAAGACGGAATTTTTTTATCCTTGTGATGGCTGTTACCGTCTTTTCTCGTTATTCCAAATTTTTACTAGACGTATTTTATTTTTATTATTGTAAAATTGTTTAATTGCTGTGAACGTCTATTTTTTTCAAGACAGTTATTCCATTTAAGGAACATCCTATTTGTTTGCTGTTAAACTGTCTTTCTTTAAATTTTTACTCTATTATATTTCCACCCATTGCATTTCCTACTATTTCATACCTATCTGAATTCAAAATATTTATTAAATGTTTATATGGATCAGTTTCACCAGAAATAATAGTACCAGCTAAACTTGATGAAAATCCACTAACTATTATAACTCCATTATCATTTTCCTTCATTGGCATAGCTTCACTTCTACTTCCGAGATTCCAGAAAATTAATTTTGGTAACTTGTAGCCTTGTTCTCTATATTTTTCAGCAATTGTTTCAAATAATTTTTTATCATCAAAATCATCATCAACAGCTCCATCAAACTCCATATCAGAAAGAATTAAAATATTTTTCGGCAAATCCCTTTGTTCCATTCTTCCGTTTATTGCAGTTTGCAAAATTAAATCAAATACCGCTTCTACATTTGTATTGTCTACTTCGCTATACATTAATGCAACTTCAATTTTTTCTTTTAAGCTATTAGCACTACCAAAATCAACAATCCTAGGAGAGCTACTAAATGTAATATACTTATCCTTAAAATCACCTTTAGCTCTTTCCGAAAAGTAAATAGCTAATGCCATTGCAGCATCTAAATATGTTGTTTCTGTATCTCCAATAGAATTTATCATACTACCAGAACCATCCGCAACTACAATTGTATTGTTGTCTTTTATTATGTTTGGAAGTGCTTTCCATAATGCTTCTAAGGTGTTATCTAATGCACCTACAGATTGAGACCAAAGACTACCCTCTGTATATCTACCAACAATATCATGTGGAAATAATACAGATGAATTTATTTTTGCTTCTCCATTTTCAACTTGTTCTAGATATTCTTCTCTTCTTTCTTCGTCGTGTTTTAGAAATGCTTTTCTATATAAAAGATTAGCATTAGATGGAACTTTTTCATATTCTATTTCATTCCATTGGTTAGCTGACATTTTTTGTTCTACAACATTAATATGTTTTCTTAATTTAGATAAAAGTTGTCTATATTCTTTCTCTGAAAAATTCAATATTGAAGAAAGATTTTTCGCAATTTTTCTAGTTTTTTCAGAAGAAGTGTTAATTGATGGTAACCATTTTGCTAATAATGAAATTTTATTATTTTCTTTTTCATTTTTTAAATCACTTTTTAATTGTTCTCTGATAATTCCAACAACACCAAGTCCATTTAAATTATTCTTTATATCTAACAAGGGAAGTAAATCATCCCATCTACCATATTCAGAAACTAATTTTAACAAACTTAATGTTATCACATTAGATGTGCTTGTAAGGTGTTTTAAGATGACTCTAAAGCTTCTTCTTTCACCTAAACCCTGTCTTATGTCTCTAAGATAAAATAACCATTTCATAGCTAATTCTTTGTTTTCATAAAAAGCAAACATAAACTTATAAATGATTTCTTCTTCGGTTAAATTACGCAAGGAAGATACCATAAAGTTTAAGTCTAATAATTTTTTCCCGGTAGTTTCGTAGCCCAATGCTCCATTTTCCGTTCTTGCTTCATTAAAATCCTGATTAATTGTTTTTTCAATTTGTCTCATTAACATATCATTTCTCCTGTTTCTGTCAAGACACATTTTATATCACAAATATATTTTTTTTGCTGTCAGTGTCTTTAACGGTTTATTTCTCTCATGCTTCTATTATACCACAATTTTTTAAAATGTCAAGGGTTAAAGTAATCTTTTTTTAGTTTTTATTTGATATTTCCCTTTTTTGTTTATGTAAATTTTTTAAATCAGAATAAGCTTGTGTTTTTTCTTGATTATATTTTTTCATTTTTACATCCCATATTTTTAACTTATAGCTAAGTATTTCTATTCTTTGGTTTAATTTGCTTATTTTTTTCGACCTCTTGCTAATTTGTTCATCTAACTTTAAGATTGCTTCATTCATAACATTTCTCCGTTTTCCGTAATTTTAAATTCTTTTCTAAAATCTTACCCTATAATTATAACACAAAAAAAATATTTGTCAATAATTAGGTAAGCTTTTTTTATTTGTTTATTATAAATTTATCAAAAAGGAACCATTAGGAATTTTCTTTTCTTTTTCTTATTTAATTCTTTTTCTTATTCTTAATAGTAAAGGAAGTTTCTTAATCCCCGAGATGCAATACTACATAAAGATTAATAAGAAAACTATAACATTAAACTAATAACCAATTTAAAATACTAATAAATAAAGAATTAATTATAATTAAATATTAATAAGATAGAAAAGGTATTTAAGAATGTTTATATTAATTAAAATGATATTGGATAACCAAATATACGTAAACCAATAAAACTCTTTAAAATGACATATAACTTTAACTTACAGTGGTATATTTAAATTTAAATTTTACCGTAAAAATTTTATTTGATTCAAGATTTTCTTTTTTGGATTTTTTAAATTGTAAAGTTTTGTGTTTTCTGTTTTTTGATTTTTACTTGTAGTAGCATTGCATGATAAAGATTTTTTGATAAAATATTACTTTTTCTTTATAAAAGACTTGACAAATAGATCAATCTGTGGTATAATGTAAGTATAAGAAAAAAGGAGTAAAAATTGATAAATATTCTACATACAGCAGATTGGCATTTAGGTCGAAAGTTTTTAGGTAAACCTTGTGAACAAGAAGAAAAAATGTTTATTGATTATTTTTTAGATTTTATAGTAAAAAATAATATTAGTTTGGTTTTAGTATCTGGAGATGTTTTTGATGGTACTAATCCTCCAATTTATGCAGAGAAAAATTATTTTTATTTTTTAAAAAAAATTAAGGAAATAAATTGTAAATTAATAATAACAAGTGGAAATCATGATAGCAAGAGAAAGTTAGAAGCATCATATCAAATATTTAAAGACGATGAAAATATTACCTTATGTACAAAACCAGAGTTAATAAAAATAAATAATGAAATTTTAATTTCTGCTATTCCGTTTTTAACTTTAGATGATTTGGAAATAGATATAAACGGTAAAACTTATGTTGAAATAGAAAAAGAATATCAAGAAAAAACAAAAAATGTTTATTCTGAATATTCAAAAAATGATAAAAATTATTTAAATATAGCAATGGGTCATTTCTCTATATCTGGATTTGCAGTGAATGGTACTAATAGGTGTGTTAGAGCTACAGATTATGCTGTTGTTTCAAAAAAAGATGTAGATAAGTTTTCATATTTAGCTATGGGGCATTTACACAAAAGGCAAAATGTTGGAAATGTAGTTTATTCTGGAAGTCCTTTTGCTTGTACATTTGGCGAAGCGGAAAATGAAAGATCAATGGTGGTTTTAAATGTTAAAGATAAAAAGATTAAATGGAATTTTATAGATATTCCAAAGTTTAGAGATGTAAAAGTTTTTACTGGAGATTTTAAAGATGTTCTTAATAAGGTAGGCTACTATAAGTCTGAAGCAGAACTTGATTGTTATGCTAGTATTGTTCTTGGGAATGAAATTTCAGAGTCTGAAAATAAAGAATTAAATAATTTATGTGAAAAAAATAAAATAAATTTATTAAAAATTATTTTAAAAAATAATAATTTCGAAAAAACAGAAATAGTTAATTTTACTGTAGAGCAGAATCCTAAAGAAATCTTTTCTGCAATAGTAGATAATTCTGATCCAGATGAATATGTAAAATATAAAAAAGAAATGTTAAAATATTTTGATACAATTAAAGAATGGAGTATTGACTAGTGAAAATAATAGAATTAAAAATAGAGAATATTCATTCTCTATATGGAAAGAATACAATTAATTTTAAAGAAGCTTTTCCTGAATCATTATTTCTAATTTGCGGAGATACTGGAGCTGGTAAGTCTTCAATTTTAGATTCAATTACTCTTGCTTTATATGGAAAAATAGGAAGATATGAAGGAGATAGAATTAATGAGAACATAATATCAAAGGGTGAGCACTCTTCTTTTGCTCAAGTAATGTTTTCATGTGCTTCTGGTATTTACACCGCAAGATGGAGTGTTAAAAGAGCTAACAGGCATATAGATGGTAAGGTTCAATCTGCAAAAAGGCAACTATCAGATAAAAATGGAGTTGTTCTATTTGAAAAAGGAAGAGAAATAGATAAAACAATAGAAGAACTTACTGGATTAAATTATGATAGATTTGTTAAGGCATTAATGCTTCAACAGGGAAATTTTAAAAAGTTTATATTATCATCTGACGGAGAAAAAGGTGAGCTTTTAGAAAAGATTACTGGAGATACAATTTATTCTGAAATTTCTAAAAAGTCTCATGAAATAGTAAAATTTAAAGAAATTGAAAAAAATAATATAGTTAGTCAAAAATTAATACTTAACACGATGTCTATTGATGAGGTTAAATTAAGTAAAGAAGTTAAAGAAAAAACATTATTAGAAATTAAAGATTTAGAAAATAAATTAATTGAATATGAAAAATTTAAAAATTATTATTTTTTTAAAAATCAATTAGATAATTCTCAAAATTTATTATCAAATCTTGTTTCTGTTTCTTCGGAAAAGCTAATCGTTTCATTTTATGAAGAGAATCGAGAGAATTTAGAGAAGTATTCTAGTTTAAAAAAAGAAGTAGCTGAAAATGATTTAAAGTTAAAAGAATTAAATGTTTCAATGGAATTGAAACGAGGGGTATTTGGTGGAGAACTTATAAAATTTTTGAAGTTTTATAGTAAAATGGTTAATACTTTTGCTTTTTATAGTGATTTAATTGAAAAGTCTAAAGTTTTAAAAGCTAAAAAGATAATTGAAAAATGTTTAATTGATAAAACACTTAAAAATTTTGTATATGAAAAAGAAAATATAGATTTAATATTAGAGAAAAAAGAAATATGCAATAGTAACATATTAATTTATAAAAAAATAAAAGAAAATAATTTAAAAGTTGATAAGTTTGAAAAAGAAATAATAAATAAAAAAAATAAATTAAAAAAAATAAAAGAAAAAAATGAAGAATTGAAATTACAACACAGTAAAAAATTAGAAGAAGTAAACAAAAAACTTAATGAAAATTGTATTGTTCGAATACAAGGAGAAGTTTCGGTTGGGGATGTCTGTCCTATTTGTGGCAATGGTATAAAAAAGATAGATAAAGAATATTCTTCTTCGAGTATTAAAAAAATAAGAAAAGAAGAAGTAGCATTTCTTTCCGCCTTAAACGACAATACAGTTGAATTAGCTGATTGCGAATCCAGTTTAAAAGAAATTGAAATAAATAATGAATTAGTAAAAAAAATAATAATTGAATTAAAAAAAGAAACCACAATAGAAAAAGAAGAGTTGAAAAAGATTGTTTTAGAAATAAAAGAAGCAGAATTAAGATTTATTGCTCTTGGTGTTGAGTTAAAGGAAGTTGAAAAAGAAGAAATTTTTATTAGTAGGGAAATTAAAGAAGAAGAAAAAATAATAGAAGAAAGTATTTTATTTGTAGAATCAATTGATAATGAAATAAAAAAAATAAAAAATAGTATAAATTTTATTAAGTTTTTAGAATATTTTAATCGTACAAAAATAGAATATAGTAAATTTGATTCTATTTATACCTTTGTTGAAAACAAAAATGATGGGAAGGTATATTTAAATTCAGAAGAAGAATTTAATAAATCTGAAGTATTGGTGAAGAAGTACTCTGAAGAGGAGATAAAGCTAGTTCACGACTTGAAGGTTTGTGTACATGATTTGGATTTAGAAAAAATAGATTCAATGTTTCTTCAAGATGATTTTAGAAGTACACATGATAAGTGTACTCAAAAAATAGAAACATATACCGAACAAACTGATTTTTATTTAAAAAGTATAAAGGAGTTAAATACTAGTATTATTAATTTAAATGTTAAAGAGGTAGAGGTAGCAGAGGAAGAACTTGAGGCTACAATGGAAATTAACCTAAAACAAAAAGATAAAAAAACAAAGGAAACATTTGCTATTGAATCAAGGTTAAATTTAAATGAAGAAAATAAAGAAACATTAAAACAGTTAGAATTTAAAGAGAAAAAAATAGATGAAGATTTATTTTATTTAAAAAAAATAAAAAAATTAATTGGATCTGCTGATGGAAAGCAGTTTTCTAAATATGTTCAAGCTATAACTTTAAATAATATGGTATTAATAGCTAATAGGTATTTAAGTGATGTTGAATTTAGATATATACTAAATAGGCAGGAAGATAAGTTTTTAAGTTTAGAGGTTATAGACACACACCAAAACAACATACACAGACCAATTACAAGTTTATCTGGCGGAGAAAGTTTTATTGTTGCATTGATATTGGCAATAGCTCTTTCTGATATAGCAGGAAGAAAGTCTCAAATTGAAAGTTTGTTTATTGATGAAGGTTTTGGTAGTTTAGATGAAATCGAATTAGAAAGAATTTTTGAAATTTTAAATAAAATTAAAAGTAAGAATAGAACAATTGGGATAATTTCTCATTTGCAAAGTGTTAAAGAAAAAGTTTTGAATAGAATTGATGTAACAAAAGTCGGAAATGGTCGTTCTAAAATTAATATAGTTTAATTATTAAAAAATAAAGGTAGGTAATGGCATGTGTGTACAGAAAGTTGTTAAGGGTTAAAGATCCGTCAGAAGAATTAATGGAGTTTTTATTAACACTTATGAAAAGAAAATAGGTTGAAAGTGTGGTAGAAAATATTTATAGCAAAAAAATAAAAAAAATAATTTTTTTATTTTAAGACAAGGAGAATAGCATGAAGAAAGATGTAGTTTTATTAGAAAAAAGTTTTAATTTAATTTTGAATGATAATGTAGAAAAATATGAGATTATTGCAAGTGAAAAAGCTGATGGAACATTTGTATTGGTAGAAAATTATTACACAATGAAGGGAAATAGTTTAGGGTTTGAAGAAAGCCCATACAACAGTAGGGAAACAGAAGTAGCAAATAAAGAACAGTTAAATAGTGCCTATAATTTAACTCAAGATTCTTTTATTGTGCCAGAGGCATTTTCTCTCGGAACAATGTTAAAATTTGTTTTTGTTAATTGTAATAAAAATTTAGGATTTGGAAATCAGTTAATGGACTTATGCGATAGTAAAGAATTACAAATAAGAGTTATGCACAATAGAGATTATATATTGTTTACAAAAAGAGCAATAGAGGAAGCTTTAAATAATGAGTAAGAAAATAGAAACTAGTATTGAAAAACAACAAAGGTTTGATGCTTCTATGCTCTCTATCAAAAAAGAGTTTGGGGAAAATTGTGCCTTAAAAGCTTCCGATTCTGGTTCTTCCTTCTTAGCAAAAGAAAATGTTTGGTCTTCTGGTGTTCTAACATTAGATATAATTCTTAATGGAGGGTATCCAAAGGGAAGAATGATAGAAATGTTTGGATTAGAAAGTTCTGGTAAAAGCACATTAGCATTAATGGCTGCTGCTGCTTGTCAAAAAGAGGGCGGAATTGTAATGTACATAGATGCAGAGGGTGCATTTGATAAAAACTATGCAAAGTTTTTAGGTGTTGATATTACAAAGTTAGCTTTGTCAAGACCAGATAGTGGAGAAAAGGCAATGGATATTATTCAAAAACTTGTAGTAGATGGAGATGTAGATTTAATTATTGTTGATTCTGTAGCTGCATTAGTTCCTACAGCTGAAGCGAACTCAAGTGCTTCTGATTCTCATATGGGACTACAGGCTAGAATGTTATCTAGCGCAATGAGAAAACTTGTAATTCCATTAGAAAAGAATAAGGGTACTATTTTATTCTTAAATCAAGTAAGAGATAAGATCGGTGTTATTTATGGACCAAAGTTTACAACCCCAGGTGGACATGCTTTAGATTTCGGGGCTTCCATTAGAATTCTAGTAAAACGAGGCGAGCAGATAAAAAATGGAACTGAAGTTGTTGGACAGGCAATTAGATGTCAGGTCGAAAAAAATAAAACTGGTGGAGATCCAAAAAGAAAATGTGAATGTGTTCTAATGTACGATACTGGTATTTCAGAAGAAGAAATGTTAGTTGCAGTTGCAGTGAAGTATAATATAATAAACAAAGCTGGTTCTTGGTATTCTTATAACAACGAAAAAGTTGGACAAGGAGCTGATAGTGTGAAGAAAAAATTAGAACAAGATGAAGATTTTTGTGATGAGATTAGAAAATTAGTTTATGATCAAGCTTTTTATTTTTGGAAGACAGAAAAAGAAGAAAATAAAAAAGTTAAGAAAGAAAAGAAGGTAGTTTCAAAATAGTATATTATATATTGAGATCCTCCTAATTAATATATTTTAGATAGGTTACCGATTGTGAAAAAAGGCAGAATATTTTGTTCTGCCTTTTTTCTATGTAATAAAAATGAAAAATAAATAAAAAAAATTATTTTAAAAAAACTAGCATAAAGACATGCTACAACAGGCAATAGTTACTTTTTCAAAAAATAAATCAAAAAAACTTTTCAATTTTGAGGTAGAAAGTGCATTTGAATCTCGTATAGTATATTGAGAGAGATTATATTTTTTATTATATTATATATTGGAGAGATTAAAAATCAAAAAAGAAAAAATAAAATTAACACAATTAGAGATATTTTTTAAATTAGTCAAAACAGATTTTGAAGACTTTTGTAAAAAGGTAACTCTAATCAGTAAAGAAGGAGAAGAAATACCTTTTCTTCTAAATGATATTCAAAGAAATTTTATTCAAAATATGCATACAAGGAATGTAGTTGTTAAACCAAGACAAGTTGGGTTTTCTACATTATGTAAAGCGTTAATTTTGTTTTTATCAACAGTAACAAAAAATCTTAATGTTGGTGTATTATTTCAAGACGAAAAAGCCGTAAAGTCAAATGGTAGAGATTTTCAAGATTTTTTTCTTGAACATGGAAAAGCTGTTGGAGTATCAATAGATTCAAAAGCAGCATCAATTGTTGATTTTAACATTAAACCATCAAATACTCACATCTACCTAGATACAGCTGGAGCTGCTAATCCATTTAGAAGTAAGAGATTAAACTTCGTTCTAGCATCTGAAGTTGGATTTTGGAAGAATGTTACAAGGGCATTAGATGCCTTTAAGGCAGCAGTAAACAAAAATGGTATAGTAATATATGAATCATCTCCCTCGATCGATGGAGTGAAGTTCAAAAGAATCTACAACGAAGCAAAAGACGAAGCAGAATCAAGAAAAAATCAAAAGATACCAATCGGAAAAGAAGAAATTAAACCTTTCTTTTATTCTTTTTTAGAATTTAATGATTATAGTGAAAAGCCTCCAGAAAATTGGCAGATAAAACCAGAAGATGTAGATTTTAAAAGAAAATATAACGCTACAATTGAGCAAACTTATTTCAGGAGATATAAGTTAGGTCCAAATCCAGATACAGATAGATACAACTATTTCAAAACAAATTATCCAATTGATGATGTAAGTTGTTTTGAGTCATCTGGTTCTTCATCAACATTTGATGTTGAGAAGTTGGCATTATTTAAAGAAGAATCACCTGCTAGTATAGCAGATAAAAGATATACCAAAACAGCAATTTGTACATATACAGATTCTGCTTTTAGGTTGTATGAACCGTATAATGAGAAACGAAAATATTATATAGGTGTTGATACAGCTAAAGGAGAAGGTGGAGATGAGAATGCAATTGTTGTAGTCAGTGCAAGTAATAGAGGGGATAGACTCGGAAGAATAGCTGCTATTTATAGTAGCAATTCTGTTTCTTTTACCGAATTCCACAGAGTAATAGGTAATATATCTATATACTATGGAAATGCACATATTTTAGTTGAATCAAATACTTATGGAGATGCTGTTGTTCATTTATTAAAACAAGTGCATACCAATGGAAAGATTCAATCTCAATTTACTAGTATGAAATCTAAAGAAAGAACAATATCAAATATTGAGCATTTTATACTACAGTGTAATATGGATAAAGATTTATTTAAATTAAAAGATGAGCAATTAATTCAAGAGCTTAAAACTTATTCAACAGATAAAGCAGAAGCAAAACACCAGTCTGATGATTTAGTTATTGCATTTGGACTGGCTTTAGAATGTAAGAAGAAGAATTTTGATAGATGGCAGGGCGGATTTGCCATGTCATATAATGAATCAGAAGGTAAGTGGACATCTGCTTCTGATCCAGAAACAACAAATAGAAGGAGGTTTTAACTCGTGGCAACAGAAGGTAAAGAAAAATTAACATTTAATACTAGACCAGACGATGTTTCAGCCTCTAAACAGGATTTAGCATATAATAGTTTTGACAAGGAAACTAAATATTTCCAATCTAAATTTGATTCAGATGAATTTGAAGAAATGTTAGATATGTATTATTTAGATGGGGGAATTGCACAAGCAGTAGACCTACCAGTTCATGTAGCATTGGATTCATTGGAAGATTATATTCATCCAGATGCAAAAATAGTAGAATTTGTTCAAGAGAAAATTCTTTCAAAATTAAATTTAGAAAATATTTCTTTTAATATACTTTCTTCACGTTGGGCAGGAGTATCTGTTTCTTATGTAGAAACTGTTATAGAAGATAATTTAATTTTAATAAAAAATATTTGTACCGTTGATCCAGAAATGTACGTTCCGTCAAATGGAATAGGAATAAAAAAAGTAAAATTTGAGACAGAAGATGGAGATAAGACTATAAGTAGAGACAAATTACTTATTCATACGGCAAATCAATTATTTTCAGATCCATATGGAAATTCTCTTTTATATACAATTAGTAAATTTTATAATGATAGAGAGGGGGTAGTTGCTTGTTGGAAAATCTTTTTAGAAAAATTTGGAGTTCCAATGATTTTTGGTTGGATGAATCCAGATGCTAAGGAAGTAGATCGTACTGATTTTTTAGACTCATTAACAAATGCAAGAGCTGGAATGACTGCGGTTTCTTCTCGTTATTGGAATCCAGAAACAAAACAACCAGATAGAGAAGTTGAGTTTAAGGAAGCAACAAGAAGCACAGCAGACTTCACAGATTTTGCAAGATATATGGATAGAAAAATACTTACAGCATTAGGAGTAAGTTCAATTTTATTTACTTCAGATGAGAGTGGTTCTTATTCACTTGGATCAATTCATTATAATTTATTTAAAAAACAAGTTAGAAAAGTTATAATATATTTAAAAGATATATTGTTAAATAAAATAATTGCTCCATTATTAAGAGTTAATTTTAATGAATACAATCCTGGAGATTTAACATTTAATACCTTGGAACCTAGAGAATTTAAAGAAATTTCTTCTGGGCTTCAATCGTTAGCGAAAGCAGGATTTATATCAGCTAATAATGAAGAAGATACAGAAATGGTAAAAAGGAAAACTGGACTAGCATCTACAGCAGGTTCATTTATAAATAGAAGAACTAAGAATTCATCGAACACATCAAGTTCGGGAACATCAAGTAACTCTGGGGCAGAAGAATCAAGTGCAGAAACACCAGATACAACAGACACAGCAACATCAGGAGGTGAAGACGGTGGATAATTATATCAGGAAGCTTCCAATAGCACAGGCTGGAATATGGAGGAATAAGGAAGTTGTTTTAACCAATGCAGATTTAAAAAAAATAACAAAACTAAATCATGAAATGTTAAAAGCAGCGATAAAAACATATGAAATACCGCTTATCATGACACATGACTTAAGTCCAGATGAGGCATTGAAACAAAATAAGGTATTCGGATATGTTGATGATTTATTTTATGAAGAGTTAAATGGAATTGGAGTAGTATTTGCAGACATTAAGTTGCTTGCTGATTATGTTAAACCTTTTAAAGAAGGGCTTTATAGGCAATTTTCTTGGAAGAAGGGATTAAGTTCTAATAGAATTTACCATATTGCCGTTGTTGGAAATCAAGCAATTCCAATTGCAAATATTGCAAATGCAGAGTTCCAACTTATGTCTCTTGATGAAGACTGTGAAGAATTTGAGTATTGTAGTTTTGATATTAACGAACAGGAGGGAAATGTGAAAGAAGAAAAAAATAAAAAAAACTTTTTACAATGGCTTTTTTCTAATAAAACCGTTGAAAGTATTAGAAAAGAAATGTCTGATAGTGTGGGTGAGCCTACAGAAGAGTTATCAGAAGATGTAAAAACAGAAGTTGCTGAAACATTAGACAACAAAGAACCGAAAGAAAAAACAGAAGAATTATCTAACGATAAGGAAGATGAAAAATCAACTGAAACATCTAGCGGAATAGATGAAAAAACAGAAACACTTAACGAAGAACCGAAAGAAACAATGGAAGAAATGTCAGAAAAATTAACCGCACTTAGCGAAAGGTTTGAAACTTTATCTGCTGAAAATGTTGAATTAAAGTCTAAAAAAGATTTAACTGAAATTCAATCTAAGCTTTCTAAGTTTATTGAAGCAGGTAAGATTTCTCCATCATGCATTGATAAGTTGGAAAAATTGTACATGAACCTGAATGCAAATGAAGATTTTGAATCTTTATCTATGTTGGGTGAATTTATTGAGAATAGTCAAATGCTTAGTTTTGATGATGATAATGTTGTTAGTCTTTTAAAAATGGGCAAAAACAAAGAAGAAGATGGCTCTCTCTACAATTCAGATGAATTAAAGAAAAAAGCACTTCAATACATTACAGTTAATAAATTATAAAAGGAGGAATTAATATGACAGATTTTGTGAATCAGCCTTATAAAGTTATTGGTAGAAGTAAAGAATACACTAATGAAAGAAACACCTTTAACGGAACAGATTATTTAGACCATTTGTGGGGTGCTAAGTTTACCAGTGGCAATATTGTAATTGGATCAGGAATGCCAATTGTATGGCAGGATGAGGATACCTTAGCTATTAGCGTTCTTCAATTAGCTACAGTTACTGCATTAACTTCAAAGACTTTTACAGTAACAGCAGACGAAGAACTTAGATTTAATGAAGGTGACTCTGTTTGGATGGCAACTTATAGATTTGATGATATTGAAAACTGTGGACTTATCACAGGTATTAACACCACAACTCATGCTATTACAGTAACAGTTACTCCAACTATTACTACTGGTTTTCTTTATGTAAATACAGACAAAGCTAATGTTTTAGTTGCTAGTGCAAGTGCCATTGGTGCAGGTACATTATCAATTACTTTAGCTACTGGCTTAATTAAATATTTTAGTGTTGGCGATATTGTTTTTGAAGCAGTTACAGCTGGTACTAGTATTAAAAATTTAGGAAAAATAACAGATATTACTAGTAACACTATGACAGTCACTGGTATTCCAACTGTTACTACTGGTGGTTTAGTTGGTATTTGCCCAGGTATTCCAGAAATTCTTGGAATCAACACTCATTATGTATCAAATATTACTGATTATAGATTTGGAACTACATACACAGCTGATACTCAAGCAGAATATACAGTACAGTGTGAAGTTTTTGATCACAGTTTAGATTGGTATAGTGGAAGTAAATTAGTAATAGATAGAATGAAAGAAACAATTCCAAATGTAATCGTTTCTACTAATCAAAATAACGGAATTTAAGGGGGTTAATTATGGCTAGAAGTACAGATGCAACACTAAATAATTTAGTTACAGACGAAGAAGTAACTAAAATTCGTAATATCTATATGGAACAGATTCAGATTAACATGAATCCATCTATTGAGACAGCAATGTTTCCCGAAGATCTTGTTTATAGCAAACAAATAAAACAAAGTTCTTTTAATAGAAATATTGCACCAGTTAAATATACAACCGACAATGCAGAACCACCAACCAAAAATGTTACAGAGATATTAAGAGAAGAACTTTACTCATTACCAGTTAAAAAAGAAAAAGAAGTATTGAATTTGAGTGAACTTTCTTTAACTAACCCAAAAAGTTTAATGGGTCAGGACTTAGAAAAAGTTAAAACTAAAGTACAGGATATTGTTTTTGGGTTAGAGGAATCTTTTGAGATTAGAAATAGAATTGAAGCTTGGAAGTATTTAACTTTAGGGCAAATGTCTTCAAAGGGTGGAGATTTAAATCTTCCATTTTTTAACTTTACTAGAGGAACAGATACAGTACTTAATGTTTCAGTCGGCTACAATTCAATGCCAACTACAAAGTGGTTCAATGGTGCTGGCACACTTAATGCTGCCGCAGATATTAAGGGTGACCTATTAGCTGCAATTAATTATATGTACAAATATAGTTATAATGATCCACAGATGATTTGGATGAGTCAGACTACATATTCTGCAATATTGGGTAATACCATATTGAATAAAGATTATGGAAATCCTTCAGATTGGAGACATATTGGTATTTCAGATTTCTTAGGTAATGATACTACAAGAATGCCAAAAAAATTAAGAGTTACTAAATGGACAGTTGGACCAGTCGATATTCCAATTTATATTTACGATGGCTCCCAGGTTCTTCAAAGTGAAGATCATACAACTTCAACCTATCAGTATCTTCCAGATTATTATGTTTTATTTACTCCTTATCAAGTTGGAGTTAGAAAATCTGGTTTAACCGCTTTAGCTGATACCCCAGGAAGAGCATATAAAACATTTGTAAACAGTCCAAAGTGGGCTAATTACGATAATGCTGAATTTGGTGCTGAAGAAAGATCAGCTCCATTTCCAAACGCTTTGGGTGTAACTCCAAGCGGAGACTGGAAAACACATTATACAATGTATGTAAAAGCCTTAACTTAATATTTAGAAAGGAGAATCTTTAAATGGCAGATTCTAATAAAAAATATTTAGTTTTGATTAGCACGTTAATTCGAGGCGAGATTTTGAGAGAAGGGGTGCAATTCCCCTCTCTTGAAGCTCGTAAATTTGGTGCAACTTTATCCGATATGGAATATCTCGCTTCAGTTGGTCATGCCGAGGTTATAAAACCAAAAGCTGAAATTAAATTTGAAGAAGAGCTAAAGCAAGCTGCTATAGATGGCGACACAAATCTAAAAGCACCTAAGCAGTTTCCAGCTAGAAGTTTCACAGCAATGCAAATCAAAGACACTAAATATAAAAAAGAACAAGCATTATTAGCAGAAGCTGAAGAGCTTAAAACTAAAGAATTAGAAGAACAAGAACCTAAAGAAAAAGAAATTGAAATAGAAAAAATTAAAGAAGTCAAAGAAACTATTCAAAAGGTTATTGATAAAAAGAAAGAAGAGCCTAAACAAGTGGCAAAGAAACCTGTGGTTAAAAAACCGAAAGTTGCAGAAAAAAATAAAAAAAATAAAAAAAATAAAAAGTCTACAACAAAAAAATCTAAAAAATAAGGAGCTTTAAATTTGTTATACACAACAGCAGCCGAGGTAAAGAAAAGATATGACTTTTTAACAGAAGATGGCACTTCTGATGATAGAATTGAAGTTGCTATATATGATGCTAGTATAGAAATTGATTCATTGCTAGCTGGATCTATAAGCAAATTACCGTTTTCAACAGATGCTGAATTATTATTATATCCGATTGTATCTCGGCTTTGTGTATTAAAGACTGCTTGTTTTATACTGATGAATGAAAGAGCTAGAGGTCTATATACAAAACAAGAGAATTATACAGTACAAGAAGATTGTTGTCAAGCAGCTAATAATTTAGTTAAATCTATACAGAATGGAACAGCATCTATCGGTTTAGAAGATGAAGATATGGAAGATGAAACGTCAAGAGGTGAATATTTAGCTAATACAGGTACTGATATATTTGGGAGTAGAACATAATGGTTTTTTCGATAACAAGCTCATATAAAAGAAAACTTCAAGTAACTGGAGCAAAAGGTATTGGAACGGCAACAAGCGTCATAAAAAAACAGATAAAAAAGAACTTTGATGTAGGTGGAAGACCAAGAAAATGGAAAAGAAATACAAGGGTTACTATTGATTGGAAAAGAAAAAAAAGTTTTATTATTAAACCTAACTTTGCTAGATCAGAAATGAGAAATGTTGCAGTAAGAGGTAGAATAAGAACAATAAAAAGAAAAAATAAAGTAGTTATGAAATATATAATTCCAACATCTCAATCAAGAAATCCAAATAAGTTTTCAGCTGCTCACGTACAAAGATCTGTTCAACCATTCGGAAATCCAAATATTAGCACAGTGACAGTGCCAGCTAGACCCTTTGTATATATTTCAAGACAAGCATACAATAAAATACTTAGTATGGCAACAACGCAAATAGAAGGAATTGTCGTTGGGATGGCTTGTCCACCAGAAGTAGGCGGAAAGGTATATCAAGCAAGGGATGCAGAAGCTGAATTAAATAGATGGGCAAAATTAAAGGGGTAAACAATGGGAAAAACATGGAGAGACGACGAGGGTGCGGAAAAACTTCAAATAAATGAATATATATCAGATTCTATGTATGCTACTATTATAGATCTTAAAACAATGTTGTCGAATTTACTTTCTTTGCCGTATGGGGAAGGTGGAGCTTATCCTGTTAAAATTCTATACAGAGATCAAGTATCGGAACCTTTAAGAGTCTTTGGAAAGAATTGTATATCAATACAGTTACACTCCATAGAACCTACAACAGAATTAGATGGAAAAGATTCAGTTACCTTTGTAGCTAGTATTGAGGTTCATGGTATATTTACTTCTTCAACGGGAAGAGATAATGCATATGATAAAGGCTTATTGATAATGGAACAATTATTATATTACTTTGTTTCTACTGGAAGTGATATACATCAATATTTACTTAAAAAGGGCATAACCTTTAACGGAACTCCATCTTTGGATCTTAGACCTGATATTGATAGCGAGGATACTCAAGTAGATATAGTACTCGGTTTAGAATTAAAATATAATGTTGTATCAGATTATGACGGAGCAGCATTGGTAGCTATTGTAAAAAAATTATATAATGGCGATGTATTATATGAAGAGCATATTAATGGAGAAATTCCAGAAGAAGAATAACTTGGAGGTACAGTATGAGTTGTAAGAATTGTGGAAAAAAAGTTGTACATATTAAACAAAGAGGTAGTGATTTACCAAAATTTGGTGGAAATATGTCTTTTTTTGTATCGAAAAAGGGGTATGGTGAAGTTTCGCTTAATGCAAATGAAAAGGAATATACATTTAATGAAACTAAACCAATTGAAGCTCCAGCAGAGCTATGGAAAGTAGCGTTTTTACTAGTGGTACAACCAAAGGTTAAAACACCAGTTGTTGAAAGCTTTGTACCAGCAAAAATAATAAAAAAAACAAAGTAAAGGAGGTGTCTTATGGCTATAGTATCACCAGGACAAGCATGGTCAGTTAATGGAGCTCCAGATGTTCACATCATAGAAGCTACACAGTTAAGAACGCTTGAATTTAATAATGGTTTAAACGAGATTGGGATAGTTGGCGAAAGTAATTGGGGTCCAGAGACTGGAGTTACAAGAATTTCGAACACACAAGAAGCAATAAGTATTTTTGGTACTAGGCAAACAGGCGATTTGGTTAAGTACATGGAAACAATATTTAATATTGCTGGAGATGCAGATTCTGCTGGAACAGTAATATGGGCAAAAAGAGTAACCTCAGGTACAGCTGGATTAAAATCAACTAGAGTTATTACGGTTGATACTGGGGAGCTTATTACTTTTAATGCATTATATGGCGGAACTTTTGGTAATTTGATAACTACGCAAATTACTGCTGGTACTGCTGCAACAAAATTTAACTTGAACGTAACAGTAGGAAGTAGTTCAGACGAATGGTATTACAGTGAAGATTTTACAGAATTAACAAATGTTACTACTGATGAAAGATATTTTCTTACTGTGCTAAACGCTAGTGCGTCTTTTGGTAAATATCTTACAGTTACTAAAACTGGAACCTATGTAACCGTTCCTACAGCAGATGTAGCAGCTGTTGCATTGGCTGCTGGTTCAGATTTTACCGTTGCAGATGGTAATTATCTTACTGCAATAGAAAATTTAAAAGACGTTACCACAATGCGTGGGGTTCTTTTTGCAAAAGAAACTACTTCAGCATTATATACAGGATTGAAAACATTTTGTGAGTCTATTGGGTCATGCATAGGCTTTGCCTGTCCAGAAGATCCAACATCTACTACTACGGTAGTCACAGAAATGGCAGGTAAAACAAGTGCAAAACTTGTTACAGCATATCCTAATGATTATCAATATTATAATAGAGAAGATGATGTTGACGAAGATCAGGCAATTGCTTGGGCTATTGGTATTACCTTTAAGTATCAGTCAAATCAATCTCCAATAAATAAAAGTTTACCATCTTCTTTCGGAACATCAGTTTCTGAAGCAGATTTAGACTATTTACAACAGGTCAATGTGTTTGTTGGTGGTTTTAGACCAAATGTTGGAACTTGTGTTAGATGTGCAAGATTAGAGGTTAGGGATGTAAATTATAGGGATATATCAATGACTAGAAGAGCAATTGATATTGAAACAGACCTTGATACTGCTTTTGTATTATACTTAGGGTCTGTATCAAGTATGGAGACCACAAAATCAGATTTAAATGGACTTGCAGCTTCTAGGTTAAGCCATTGGGTTACAGCAGGCTGGCTACATAACGGATATGATTCAGTAACAGGTGCTACCTTAAAGCCTTACAATATATCATTTCCAGATATGGAGATAACAGAATTTAATACTGGTGTTGCAAGAATAACTATACATATGTATTTAGCTCCAACAATTGAACATATAGTTGCTAAGGTTTATAGAAACCAATCTTACTTATAAGGAGGTAGAACAAAATGGGAAGAATGCAAAGAGTTAGAAATACTCCTGTTTCTGGAAAAGATATTAAGGTTTTAATTTTTACTGAGGGGGAGAGATCTTGGAAAACAGTAGCTGAATTTAAATCTGCCACAATAGAAATGGCTGTAGAGGATTCAGAATATGATTTTTTCAGTTCTTCTGATCCAATTTCATACTCACAAAAAAATACTATTAATATTACTCTAGAAAGGGGTCACGTTAATGCCCGATTAATGCAAGAATTTAAGAAGACAATGTCAACTTCAAATTGTGCGTTTGATAGACCTTATTATATGATACAAATTGAAATATGTTTTCCTGGAGATGATGCAGATAGTGGAGTTTATTTATATCAAATTATAAATGGTGTAATGAAGTCTGATTCTTTGAGTTTGCAAGCTGGAACTGGAGAGAATTCGGAAACATTAACTATCAAATCTTCAAGTTATGATATATTTAAATATAGAAACGCTTAGAAAGGGGAAAAGATGTCAGAAAAAAATAAAGACGTAAAAGAAATTACAGAAGAGGAAAAAATTGAAATTAAAAAAGATATATGGAGTAAATTTAATAAAATAGATAAAGTTGAAGACGTTTCATATATTAAAAATGGTAATGGAAGACGTAAATTTATTTACAAAACTCCAGTTTCGCAAACCATTGTAACAATGGAGGAGCCAGTTGGATCTGTAAGTAGGAAACAAATGGCTGCAAGAGAGAGCGGAAAATTAGATGATTTTTCTGTTGGTGTTAAATGGGTTACAAAATTAGAATATACAGGTGAAAATACATCGCTTAGCGGAAGAACAGTTATTGATCCTTTTGATTCAGCAGGAGCGGCTGTAACGGTTGATGCAATTTCTAAGGAGATTTTAGATTGGGGATTAGAAGAATCTCAATCTATTTCAGATGCATTTTTCTACATGAATAAAACTATGTTTCTTACTGATTTTTACTTAAATGAATAATTCTAAATCAGAAGAAGAAGAAGAGTTAGAGAAAGAGTCTTTTTCGCATGTTTTAACCGAGTTGGAAGCTGAATCATTACATTTAATGTGGTGGGCATTTGGAGTTAATTTTAATGCTTTTTTAGAGATGCCAGATTCTGTTAAATTTGAGGTACATAAGAGGGCAGTCCAAATTCATAATGACAAAAAGTTTATCAGAAGTATTTTTTAATAACAAATATATAAAAAAGGAGAAAGGGAGAAAATTAAATAAAAAAAATAAAAAAATAAAAAAGTTTTTATTTTATTTAATTTTCTCCCTTTTTCTATTAAAAGCCATAATATGGTAATAAAAAAAGGAGGTTCATAAATGGTACATGCTGCTGCGTTTTTAGATATTATACTTGGGGTTAGAGGTTTCCAAGGTGCAATGAAGTTAAGTACAGTAATGACAAAAGTCAAGCACACCGCAGCTTCTTTAAGTAGGCAGAAAGTTGAAATTAAAACCTCCAGAATGAAAATCTTTAGAAAAGAAACAGAAGCTACAACGAAAAATATAAAAAGATTAAAGAGAAATATAAGTTCCATAGATACGAGAAAAGCATTCAAATCAAACCAGATAAGGGGATACAATTTAGCTCTTGAAGATCAAAAAAACAAATTAAAAGCATTAAATTTAGCACATGGAGAATTAGCCTCAAGTAAATTTAGACTACAGGGCAAGGTTGACGTTATACCGCCTAAGAGTAAAGATAGGCAAAGAGACGCATTAAGGCAGAGAAATTTTAGCGAAGAGCTACTAGCTAGAAAAGGACTAGGTGGAAGTAATGGAATACGTGGTAGTCTATATGGTCGTAATAAAATGCCTGGTTCTAAACAAGGATTAACACAAGAAGAGCAGTGGAATAAATACTCTAAAAAGGCTGAAAAGCAAGGAAATAGCAAAAAAGCAGTAAGAAACAGAGAAATTGGAAGAAAGGGAATGAAGGATATGAATGATCAGTATTATAAAGGGTTGCAGGAAAAAATTAACAAATTGCAACAAGCAGAAAAAGCATTCCTTGACGGAGAAGCCACAAAGTTAGAAGCTAACAAAAAAAAGCTAACCCAAACCAATAAGGATCTCAAGGGGGTTGCATCTGCAAAGAAAAAATTAGCAATAGAAAACGAGATAACAAAGAAAAACAGCATGACAGCTAGAAAAAGATTAGTTACTTTAGATGCAGTAAAAAATGGATATACAAAAATTCAAAAACAAGAGATAGAAGTTCTTCAGCAGAAAAAAGCACAAGCAGATAAGGATATTAAAGCAGAGAATGAAAAATTAGCTAAAATAAAAGAAGGAGCTATAATAAAAAAAGAAGGATTAGAAGATGCCAAAGCTGAAATGAAAGATGCTGCAGATATGTGGTCGAGTATTTCTTATTTTCTATCAAAAATGGTAACAGCCTTAAAAAATGGAATGAAAGAAATTAGAAATCTGCAATTAGCAAATGTTTTTTCTCAAGGTATAACAAGTAGCTTAAATCCATATACTCAATCCGCAATGGGGTCAGACATGTCAGAATTTGGTGAAGTTGCTAAATTCATTGCAAGAAGCCCATATGCAAAAAGTTTTGGTACTAATATTGGATCATTAATATCTTACACAAAACTTACTGGCGAAGGTGCTCAACAAGTAATTCCAATTGCTTCTGGTTTAAGTACAATGATGGGTGATAAAAACGCACAAAGTACTATTTTAAATAGTATGCTTGCAACGTCAACTAAATCAGGTTTTAATTTTTCTGGTTGGTCTAGCATAATGATGCAGAACACAATTCCACAACTCCAAACAATGGG